CTAGATTTTAAATTGATAGAAGATGTTCGTATCGGATTAGTTAATCAACCACTTACAGACTTTACTCCTGACTTTCAATTTGGAGAAGTGGAGGGAGGAAACTATTTAAATGGAGAACCAATAACAGGAACAGGAATAAGTTCTATGGATTGCTCAACTTATAATCCAGGTGTGGAACAGTCCATAAATGTAGATGCAGGACTCTATCTTAACTAAATATGACAATACAGATTCAAAGCAGAAGATCAAGTTTATTAAATGACAGACCAGTACCAACCAGAATAAGTGCAGGTGAACTCTGTGTGAATATAAATTCAGGAGATCCCGGATTATTCTTTGCAGATAATGTTGCTTCTCCCAGTACAGGTTTAATTAAAGTTGGACCTATACATGTAGGTTCTACTCAACCTAATAATGCACCAACTGGGTTCACCAGCTTTTCTAAAGGTGAATCTTGGCTTGATACATCAAGTACAGAGTTATTTAGAGTTCATGATGGGACTAACTGGCAGTATGCAAAGGCAATAGCTTCCACACATAATACAGATTTACCAGCTAATCCTGTGAATGGTCAGTTGCATTTTATAGAATCAACGACCACTTTACATATCTATAGAGCAAGTATAGGTGGATGGACAGCGATCAACTAAAAGAAAAGTGTAATTGTGAACATTGTATGAATAAAGAAAGACAGATAAAGCAGGCAGGTGATCACTGGAGATTAATTAAACTTAATCTTAAAGCTCAACAATGTAAGACACGTAAGAAAGCTGTAAAAATATTATCTAAGATTACTTAGAGTTCTGTTTAATCATTAATTCTAATATTCTATCCAGCTTTTGATGGACTACATCCATCTCACGTATGAAATCTTGCTTTAATACATAGCCACGAATCATATCATCTTCAACACGATTGATTTCGTCCTGCAATTTATTAAATCTTCTCTGAATTTTTTCATTGAAACCATTCAAAGATTTTATAACACCAGTGAAAGCTGCTAGTCCACTGGTTATAGCAATGGCAATAACTTCTGGGTCCATTAAATCTTTTGTTTCTCTTTACTTATATTCTAAAGGATTTAACAACTTACAATAAATATATACAGATTCTGAATTTAGATGGCTAATGCTGAACCGAATGTAGAAGGTGCTATAAAAGTTTTAGTGGATATATTGACAGCTAACGGGTTTACCAAGACTCGTGCTCCTTATGAAAGTAATTTTCGAGGTTTAGTTGACGCAATAATAGATTTAAAAGAAGGTTTTCCCACTTTCTCACCAGCGGATCGTATTGGATTCAATGCAACTGCATTTGAAGATGTTACTGAAGGAGATGCATTGTATATGCGTACCTCTGATGGTCAGGTGGGTAAAGCCAGTGCAGCTAATGGTTCTGTAGAGAATGCAACTGTTATAGGTTTCGCTAACACTACTGTTACCGCTAATGGAACTGTGAAAGTAATAATTGCAGGAACACTTTCAACTATTTCAGGTTTAGATGCTGGTGATCTTTATTTTCTATCAGCCACTACCCCTGGAGCTATTACACCCACACCACCATCTGGTGCAGGTAAAGCAATAACTCGTGTAGGTGAAGCTGCTACTGCAAATAAATTTGCTACTCATATAGAACCTCCTGTTAAATTAAGCTAATGGCAGGTGAAACTAATCTACAACCTTATGCTCCTAACTTCGAAGGTTTTGTAGCTGCACTTGTTGACTTTAAAGATACTTCTCCTGAAGGAGTTGCATTTAAACTTTTTGGAGTAGAGCTGGTCTGCCTTGAAGATGTGACACAGGGAAATGCACTTTATATAAGAGCCAGTGATGGAAAGGTTGGTAAAGCAAGAGCAAACGGAACATTAGATGAAGCAACTGTTGTTGGTATTGCGGAGACTACTAAAACTGCAGGACAGACCGTAAGAGCAATCATAACGGGACAGGCAGCGGTAGCACAGACATTAGATGCTGGTGATTTGTTCTTTGTTTCTGCTACAACCCCTGGACTTCTCACTAAAACACCTCCTTCTTCTGCAGGACAATATGTAACTTTAGTGGGAGAAGCTCCAAATACAACAGAATTAACTGTGAAAATAAGGCGACCTATTCTATTGAGATAAAATTGTTAAAGATAAAATAGAAGAATAATAAAAGTTTTTTATTAAATAAGGAACTAAAAGTAGTAATTAAAAGATGGCAACACGTAAGGCTATTACGCTGGTAAGTGGTTTATTTCAAGAGGTCAATACTCCTACAGATAAATTAGACTTTGCTGGTAATACTACAGCCGATCTTGGAGAGAATACAAATTTATATTATACAGATGCAAGATCAAGAGCAGCTGTTTCGGTAACTGATTCCGGAGGAGATGGAAGTCTTGCATACAATAACTCCACAGGAGTAATCACATATACAGGGCCATCATCTGCTGAAGCTAGAGCACACTTTAGTGTAGCTAGTGGTTCTGGATTAACTTATAACTCTGGAACAGGAGAGTTTGGAACTAGTGCAATACCCAATGGGCAGTTAGCTAATTCATCTCTAACAATTGGAAGCACAAGTGTTGCATTAGGAGCTACTCAAGGAACTTTTGCAGGTTTAACTTCTTTAGCTTCAACAACTTTGATAGCAGGTACAGAAGATGCTGCAAATGCTATTGAGATTGGAAGTGGAAGTATTACATTCGAAGGATCAACTGCTGATGCGAATGAAACAATACTTACTGCAGCTGATGCCACAGGTGGAGATAAAACTCTTACTCTACCAAATGAAACAGGAACTATATTATCAACTGCGTCATCAATTGCTAACAGTAATTTAGCTAACAGCACTATAACTTTCGGGAGTGATTCAGTTGCTTTAGGATCCACGGTTACTGGAATTTCACTAACTAATATCCAGGCAATAACAAAATTACAGGTAGGATCGCAAGGAGGAGCTGGAAACATTGTTCTTCACGCTGATAATAGTGGAGGATTTAGTAGAGGTATAACTTTTGAAGGTGCAAGTGGAGGAGTAGATGCAAATGAAACATTATTAGCTGTTACTGATCCTACGGCTGATAGAACAATTACATTACCTGATGCCACAGGAACGGTTGCGTTATTAAGCACACTTAGTATTGCTTCTGGATCAGGATTAACTTATAACTCAAGTACAGGAGAATTTTCAACTAATGCTATCCCTAACTCCAAGTTGGCAAACAGTTCTGTTACTGTTGGTAGCACTGGCATTGCCCTGGGTGGTAGTGCTACGACACTTACTGGCCTAACTTCAATAACTTCTAATGCTGTTGTAACTAACGACAACGGTTTTAGAATCAGAGACAATTCAGATAATACAAAACAGCTTGCTTTTGAGTGCTCAGGAATATCCACAAGCACTACAAGAACATTAACTATTCCAGATGCAAATGGAACTATAGCAACTCAGGCTTATGTCAATTCTCAGATTAGTGCTGAGGATTTAGATGTACAAACAGACTCAGGTAATATTGATGTTGATTTAAATTCTGAAGCTCTAATTCTTACTGGTGGAACTGGAATTGATACCAGTGCCACAGGAACCACAGTAACTTATGCAATAGATTCAACAGTTACTACTCTTACCGGATCTCAAACTTTAACTAATAAAACATTAACCAGTCCTGTTTTAAATACAAGCTTATCTGGTTCTGCTTTCTTAGATGAAGACAACATGGCTAGTAACTCAGCCACTAAAGTTGCATCTCAGCAATCAATCAAAGCATATGTAGATACCGAAATAGCTGGGGTTCCTCAAGGTGATATTACAGCTGTTACAGCAGGAACTGGTTTGTCAGGCGGTGGCACATCAGGTGGAGTTACTTTAAATATTGATTCAACAGTTACTACTCTTACTGGTTCCCAAACTCTAACAAATAAAACATTAACCAGTGCTGTTTTAAACGATACTATATCAGGTACATCAATAAAAGATGAAGACAACATGGCTAGTAACTCAGCTAGTCATCTTGCCACTCAGCAGTCAATTAAAGCTTATGTAGATAGTGAAATTGCAGGAATTACAGGAGACATAACAGCTGTTACTGCAGGTACAGGACTATCTGGAGGAGGTACCTCTGGAGCTGTTACTTTAAATATTGATTCAACAGTTGCTACTCTCACTGGATCTCAAACTTTAACAAATAAATCTTTAACAAGTCCAGCATTCACAGGAAGTTTAAGTGGAGATGCTTTTCTAGATGAAGATAACATGGCTAGTAACTCAGCCACAAAAGTTGCTTCACAACAATCAATTAAAGCTTATGTAGATAATGAAATTGCAGGAATAAGTGCAGATATTACAGCCGTTAATGCTGGAACTGGATTATCTGGAGGAGGTAGTTCAGGAGCTGTAACTTTAGCTATAGATTCAACAGTTGCAACTCTTACTGGATCTCAGACACTAACAAATAAAACATTAACAAGTCCTACTATATCTAACCCCTCTATCACAGGAGATATTAGTGGAACTGGTAATTTAATACTTACATCAACAGATGCAGGTAGTTCTGCTGCACCTGAATTTGAATTGTATAGAAATAGTGCTTCTCCAGCAGATGCAGATTATTTAGGTCAAGTTAAATTTACAGGTGAGAGTGATGATGGAAGTAAAGAAGTTTATGCAAAAGTTACGGGTAAAATCGATGATGCCAGTTCAGGAACTGAAGATGGAATTATTGAATTTGCACATAGAAAAGCTGGTTCAAATGTAATTACAGGAAGATTTAAAAGTACAGTATTTCAATTATTAAATGGTACAGATTTAGATGTAGACGGAACTATTACTGGAAATTTAACTGGTAATGTTACTGGTAATGTTTCTGGATCATCAGGATCTACTACAGGAAATGCTGCAACTGCGACTGCTTTACAAAATGCTCGTACTATAGGTGGAGTATCTTTTGATGGAACTGCAAATATAAATCTCCCAGGTGTCAATACCTCTGGAAGCCAAGACACTTCTGGTAATGCTGCCACTGCAACAGCTTTAGAAACTGCAAGAACTATAGCTGGAGTTTCTTTTGATGGTTCTGCAAATATTTCACTTAATAATAATGCAATTACAAATGGTGCTGGGTATTTAACTTCAGTTGGAACATCAAACATAACCGACGATGCAGTAACTTATGCCAAGATTCAGAACGTATCAGCGACAAATAGAATTCTAGGTAGAGATTCTAGTGGTGCTGGAGCTATTGAAGAGATCACACCAGCTAATTTACGCACCATGATAAATGTTGAAGATGGTGCAGATGTTACCGATGCAACTAACGTAAATGCTGCTGGTGCAGTAATGAATAGTGATACAACTACAGCTGCCATGCAGTTTGTTGTAGATGAAGACAATATGTCATCTGATAGTGCTACAAAAGTACCAACACAGCAATCAGTTAAAGCCTATGTAGATTCCCAGGCAGGTGCAACAGAGTTTGCAGATAATGTTTTCAGAGTAAAAGATAATTCAGATGCTTCTAAAAAATTAGCATTTGAATGTTCAGGAATAT